CTTCGAACTCGCGCGCGGCTGCGACATTGACCCGCAGCTTGTTCGTCATCTCCTCGAGGGCGTCGCGCACCTTCGTTGCGTTGACGGCCATGTCGGCAAACTGGCCAGTGTTGAAGCCGCCGGCGCCGTTACGCACCGCATCGTTGTACTTGACGACCGAAGCCGTCAGTTCCTCGATCGCCGTCTTGTGCTCGCGCTCGCGCGCCTCAGCCCGCATCTGGGCCGCTTCGAATAAGCCCATAGCCACGACGGCGCCGGTGATCGCCGCACCCCACGGGCCACCAAGGAAACCAAGAAGCCCGGCGCCGGCGGAGCTCAACCCGTTCCAGATCGCCGTCATGGCGATCGACGAAGCGGACAAGCGCGCCTGCGCGGTCGCCACCTGCCCGGCCGCCTGCGCGTAGGAGAAGTGCGCCTGGTTCGCCTTCGCGATCGCTGCGGCTTCGGCCTCAATGGCGCCGACCACTGTGCTCTGCGCGCTGGCATTGACGGCAGCCCGCGTGGCGCCGAGCTGAGCGGTCGCCGGGGTCAGCGCTCCGCGCGCCGTGTTTCCAGCCGCGCGCGCCGCCGCTGCCTCAGCGTCGATCCGGTTCATCTGCGCCATGAGCGCCTGATGGTTACGAAGCACCGAAGCATCGACCGCCATCTGCGCGGCCGCGGCCTTCTCCGTAGACGCGGTGAGCCTGGCCATCGCCTCTTCGCGGCGCGTGACCTCTGCGAGATAGGCGGCCGTTGCGCTCTGCTGGGCCTTCTGTTGCGAGGCGAGGATACCCTGTTGCACAGAGGCGAATTCGTTCTCAGCCTTCTGGAGCGAACGACCGAGCGCCAGCTTCTCGTCGGCGAACTGCTTCTGGGCGTCGAGATTGGCGCGGAGGTTCGCCTCCTGCATGCCCTTCATGCGATCTGGCGCATTGGTCAGGCGGGCGCGGATGCCCTCCTCGAGCCGCTGCGCGCGCGCAAGGTTCTGTTCGGCGGCCGCGAAAGCCGCGCGCTGGTCGCTCACATTCGCCCAGGCGCCATAGAACTTGCTCATCTGGCCGCGCGAGACCGCGCCGCCGGCCGAATTCATCCGGGCCTCAGCCGCGGCGATCTGCTGATCGATGAGGAGGATGCGCTCCTTCTCTGCGGCAAGGGCGGCGTTCGCAGCCGCCTGCTTGCGCAAGGCGCCTTCCGACGCCGTTGCGACCGTGCTTTCGAGGGCCGCGCGCTTCTCCAGCGCCGCCATCTGCCGGGCGTCGGCCTCAGCGATCGCCGTCTTGATGCTGTCGACGGTCGCCTGCTGCTTCTCCCATGCGGCCTTGGCCGAAGGCGCCGCCGCCATGAAGGCTGGCGCGCTGCGCAGGGTCGACGAACGCTGCGACGCCTGTTCGGCGGCGACGATCGCCATAGCGCGCTCTTCCTGCGCCCGGAGTGCGGCCGCGCGCGCCGCATCGAGATCCGACCGGCGGTCAGCGATCATCCCGCGCACGGAATCGGCGATCGCGCCGCCGCCAGAGACAGTCCGGCGCGCCACGCCGCGGCCAATGAACAGCGACGCGAGGATCGTGCCGACCTGCAGCGCGTGGTCGCCGAGCGTCTGCATGTTCTCGGCGAGACCAACGATGCCGCGCGAGAGCATCTGCGACGCCCCGCTCGATTCGTTCTGCATGCCGATGTAGCGCGTCCACGCATTGTTCAGGATGGTCAGCGAGGAAGAGACCGTCGGCACGACGCGGGTGAACTGCTTGTCGATCGTGTCGCCGGCCTGAATGATCGCGCGGACGAACTTCTCGGACGTGATCTCGCCTTCCTCGCCCATCTCGCGAAGGCGGGAGAGATCGCCGCCGGCCAAGATCTTCGCGAGCTCCTTGCCGAGCGCGACGTTTTCCATCAGCAGCGGGCGTAGCGTCTTTGCCTGGATGCGGCCGGAATCGATACCGTGCGTGATTTCCAGCACGTTCGATGAGATTTCCGACTGCGTCATGCCGGACACGGCGAATGACTTCTGCACCGTCTCGACGAACCGCATCTTCTCCGCCGTCGACAGATGCTCGCCGATGGCAAGATCCATGCGGGAGTAGAGCTTGGCGGTCTCTTCGATCGACGTGCGCGTGCGCTGCGCGCTGGTAAACAGTTCGCGCTCGAGCTCGACCCGGTGCTGCGTGTTGTCGGTGATGACGCGCAGCCGGTTCTGGATATTCGTATAGGTGTCCGCGGTCTCGGTGAGGCCCTTGATCGCGAAGGCGCCAGCGAAGCCACCTGCGAGGGACATGACGGCGAGCATCGACATGCGCAGGCGCTCAGTGCTGTCGCTGGCATGCAATGCGGAGTACGAGAGGCTGCGGAAAGCCTCCATGTTCATGGAACCGAGCGAACGACCGAGCGAGTTGACGGACCCAACCGTCGACTTCACCGCCCGGTCCATTCGCGCCGTGTGCTGCTCCGTCGTCGTCGCGGCGGAGCGCATGGCGGAATTGTAGGCGTCAACATTCGAACTGAGGATTACCTCAATCGAACCGATGATCGCTGCCACTTACCGCTTCCTCGCCATTTTTCGAGCCTCTTTGATCATTCGCTCGCGCGCTTCCGCCTCCCGGGCTCGTTTCCCGGGATCTCGGATTTGCTCGAGATGTTCGTTGATGGAGACCTTCTTCAGATCGGCCTGGGCATAGGTGCCGGTCTGGAAGGCGAGGAGGAGCATTTGTTCTGCGCGATCGCTACCGCGGATGCGCGCCACTTCGATGACCTGATAGGGCGTCAGTTCATCGATCTCGGCAGGATTCAGGCCGTGGCGGATGCCTTCCCATCGAACTCGGTCGAGGAAGGTTCCTGGCCTGCCGAAGGGCCCAGAGGGAACTTCTCCTCGACCTCCTGCCGCATGCGCTCGCGCGCCTCAGCTTCGGCCTTCTCGGCTTCGGCTGCTGTAAGGCCGGTGATGGCGAACATCATGGCCGCGCGCATTGGCCCATACGGCGCCGTCGTCGGCCAGGGCGGATCGTCGATCGTTTCGTCGTCGATCGGATACTTGCCGCCGCCCTTCTCCTTCAGTCCCGCAAGGATGAAGACTTCGAGCGCGGCGGCATCATGGTTTTCCATCGCGGCTTCGAACTTCTTGAGATACTCGGGTCCGAACCGCGAAGAGAGAGACGATAGATCCTTCTGCCGAAAGCGGAAAACCGCGTTCTTCAGAAACTTGAATTCGACCTCGCCTCTGTACTTGTCGAAGACGACCGGGGCGTCGTCGCTCATGGGGCCACTCCTTCAGCCTTAGCCGACGCTGATCGCGCCGGTGATCTTGAACGTCACGGACAGCTTGCGCACGCCGTCGACCGGGTTCGTGCGATCGGCCTTCGTGATGTAGCCCTGATAGGTCTCGCGCGAGGTCGTCGAGCCGCCCGGCTGGGTGAGCCGGATCTGGCAGGGCAGACGATTACGCAGGAAGTACAGGACGCCGGTCGACGAATTGTGCGTCGCATGGTCCGAGGCATAGTTCGTCTCGAAGGAGACTTCACCGCCATCCGGAACGCCCGGGATGTATTCCTTCGAAGTCGACTGCATGTTCGTGACTTCGAGAAGCTGCGAGGCTTCCTGCGGGCCGTTGACGTTCGTGACGAAGCCGACGGTCGCCCACGACGACGAAGAGGCCGGAGCCAGTTCGACGAGTGAGCCAAGACCAATATTCGGGGTTGAATCAGGCATCTCAGGGCCCTCCTTCGGGCAGTGGTTCCGGGCCGGGGCTGGCCCTTATTGATCCGGCTTGCCCGGAATTCAGTTCGCCATGCGCTTGAGCGCGGCGTCTTCGTCGAAGGTCTGGAAGCCGCAGGCGTCGCAACGCCACATCTTCACGCCGCGATGCCACTCGCTTTCGGCGAGGCCGCACGGCGCGGCGCATTCGCCGATGACGTGGAGGTATTCCGGGGTCGGCTCCGGCTTGGTCGCTTCGACAGCCGCCACGAAGGCAGCGTCGGGATCGTCGGCGCTGATGTGCTCAGCGGCGGCTTCGGCAGCGGCCTGTTCGACCGCGTCGACGACTTCCTTCGGGATCTCGGCGCCGGCGTCAGCCGCCGGGGGTGTAAGAGACTCGGAAGTCGATGATTCGACGGAGGATGAGCCACTCTTCGTCGACGGGAAAGACGTCTCCAGCGATGATGCAGCCGTGGACATTGAATGTGTCTCCCTCTGGGGATCGATAGAAGAAAGTTGCGTTCTGCAGGCAGCGCCGGACCTCGCGGCCCAGCAGATCGACGGAGCGCGCGGTCTTGCCGCGGCACTCGATCGAGATGCGCTCGAAATGCGGGGGCCCGGACCCGTTGATGTCCATCGTGTCAGTCTTCACCGTCGGGAAGACGACCAGGTCAGGCCACGGCGAATTCTGATCGCCGGTGAACGAATAGATCCGGTCTTCGACCATGGTCGTGATCGCCGCATCCTTGGCCAGGCGCGCGATGATCGCGGGGAAGACACTGAGGCTCATCGCGCCAACAAGATCATGCGCAACTCCTGCGCGAAGGTCGCGATGACCGTGCCCTTCATCTCTTCAAAGGCCGGCCGCAGAAACGGCTTCGGGCGCGCTCCGGGGTGCATCATGTGCCGGTTCGGCTGCCAGTGCGGCGCGGTGCCGAACTCGACAAGATGTGCGATCGAGATCGCCTTGCCCGTGGCGCCGAGCGCCGATGAATTCTTGCCCGTCGTCACGATGGCCATGCCCTTCAGCAAGACGCCGCGATGCACGGACCTGTTTGCCATCAGGTGAACGCGCGCTGCCGACAGCATCGGCTCGAGCGCCGCGTTGCGGGCGGAGCGCAGCACAGGCGCCGTGAGCATGCCGGAGCGCTTCCGAAACGCGCTGGCCACCTTCTGGCCGCCGTATACGCCTGCAGGACGGCTCATCAGACGCCCGTCAGCTTTTCTTCGCACAGGAAGGTGACGTCCTTCCTGGATTCGTCATCCGGCAGGACCGCCTGAATGTCGAACCGGCGTGCGCCGTACTGGAAATAGTGCGACGCCGTGATCCCCTGCCCGTCGAGATAGTTCGTCTTGATCGTGCACCGCATGATCGATTGGCGACTGTGGAAGTCGGTCGCTTCCGAGCCACGCTGAGGCAGGATCGACACCCAGATCTCCTTGGTGACGACGTCCTCGCCCAGATCGCGAGGCTTGTCGCGATAGGGGTCCGCGTTCGGCGCCGAAGCATCGTAATTGTGCGCCTTCACCTGCGCGCGGCAGGTGTAGCGGATCGGCTTGCCCATCTCAGCCGCCGACCAGGTCGTTCATGAAGCGATACCGACCAGCGATCGCCTCGAGGCCGAACACGATCTTGCGGTCGATGGCCGTCACGCGCGTATCCTCGAAGGAGGCGTTCCGGTTCATCCAGAAATAGCCGGCGAGATAGCGCAGGCCGCGCTGAATCGCCTTCGGCACCTTGTCGGCATCATAGCCGCAGGTGAACTTCACGCGCACGGCGCGCTCACGCGGCACCAGAAGCGGCCATTCCTGCCCGATCGCCAGCGTCGCACGCCCGAACTCATTCTCAGGCGTGATCACTTCGTACACGGCGCTGTCGACCACATTCCACGCATTGTCGCTGTCGCGATAGGCGATCTCCTGGATCGACTTCAGCGGCGGCATCGGGATCTCGATCGGCGTCGAGCCGTCGGCGAGGAACGGATAAGGGAACGTCGGCAGCACGGCGCGCCGGGGAAAATCGGTCAGATAGAGCGTCCACTGCTGAGGCAGCACGGCGCGCCGAAGCCAGCCATGCGGGCCATCGAACCAGTTGAACGCCTGTTCGATGAAATCTTCGAAGAGCACGTCCTCAGACGGATCGA